TTCCTTTACTACCATAGCCCTGTTCGGCGCGCCGTCGTGGATACACAGCATGAATGATCTTAAAGGCCCGGTGCGCAGTACCACTTCGTATGGCATTAGCTACATTCTCAGGTAACTTCTCACCGGGCCAACGATCGGCAATCATACGCGCTGACATCAGTTCTTCATCATACGATGTATCTACTAATCCATCTACTCCTTGCTGTATGACAAACCTACCTGTTTTCTTAGCTTGGAATACAAAACCACGGAATCCACGAATTGTACGATTAACTGGTTGTGGTGCTTCTTCACCAGTTATGAAACCTGTTCCGAAGCCCACGTAATCTATCAAACACTCTTGGGCTTCAGCATAGAAACTACTAGCGGCTACGCGTTTCAATGTTAGGTCGGTACATTCTTCAAGATATTCATTAATTGGGTCGGCTATACTTTGATCCGTCACATTACGTTTGGTATAACCACCCCACTTCTGCCCCGGATTGATTATATGACCTGCTATGAATTGCGCCATTAGTTCGGCGGCCATTAACATCGTACTGTCGTACACGCCCGTCGATAGTTTGGCGCCATCTACGAATTGTGTCGTTATTCCAATTCTACTTGGTGCTAGGAATGGTGCCATGCGTTCCCATCGGTCACGATGGTTTGCGGCCTCTGCTACTAGCCTATTGTATGTCTGAATTATATCTGTGCCACTAGCCATTTAGTTCCTCAAGCCTCTAACTCCCCAATATGTACATAACCATAAGGCTATTTGTATTTTCTGATCGAACGCACCATAGTAAGTAAATGGCATTACACTACCATCGCTTCAATGCATCCATGAATTTCAATTCTGGTACTATTTGGGTATCATACTTGCCTTGTGTTGCATGTGCACCAACGCGCATTGCGCACCAATATACTAGACTACGTGGTAATCGCCATGCTATAAATATATAAATTTTCTCTTTCATTACGAACCCATCGTCTGCAATGCTCTACTACTTTCAGGTGTTAGCATCGTATTCGTTAGCACTGTACTACGATAGCCAGCGGCTGTTCTCTTACGTCGTAATGCCTCCGCGGCCGCATCTTGCACAGCCTTATCTTCTTCTTTAGGTGCAGCAGTTTGTTGTTGCTGTGATTTTGGTATGCTACTGCCACCCATTATGGCCTCATTCCAGTTTGAGGATCTACACCAAAGGTACGGGGATCGAATGTTGACTCTACTTTGACTGGGGTGTTCATACCTGCAATAAACTCAAGAGGATCAAAACCACCACTAACGCCAGTGCGCAGGGCATCAGCACCATGACTATATTGATTGTGAACTGGTTCTTTAGAAAATACCCTAGCGTCCTCATCGTAGTCACGTTTATAGTTCTCAAGACATTCTAGCCCCCGTGCGCAGGTCGTTTTATTAAAATAAAATGTCGTAAAGGCCCGTCGTACTGCATCAATCTCAAGTTGTAACGAAACAGGACGTTGGCAAACATGAATGTTACGGAATCCCACTGTGGAAAAATAATCTTCGGCATCTCGTCCATCCCAAGGCAACACCATACGGCCGTAGACATATCTTTTGGATTCACGTAAGTAGCGCGTCCACCATTGTAGATTCTTCTGAGTTTCTTCGTGGTAATCTATGAAATAGATGGCTGGGCCATACTTCTGGTAGAACCATACGGCCTGCGCGTCTGATCTACCTAGATCCCAGATTGTCCCAACGGGATGAGTAGGTACGAAGGGAAAGTCACTAACACGTTTGTTGGCGATGGCTTCGGTAAGAAGGTCACCGTAGATAGTACCATGACTGTACCCAGTAAACGAACAGTAATATTCTTGCTGGATGAATTCTTCACGTTGACCTTCCTTACGGAACTGATCTATCATTTCTGGAGTTATGACATAACCACCTGACTCACCTCGCGCGTCGCGCCGCGTATCTTCAATTGTACGCTTATCGCAGAACCAATGATGATTAATACTTGCCATGTCGTATGATGTTTTACCATGATTCGGTCCATTAGGTGTATAGGCTAATGCAATCCAACCGTTATTCTCAGCGAATATAGGTGACAAGGTGTCATATGCCTTCTGCATCTTGGTTCCATGACTGTATTCTGATAAGACAACACCTAATGGATTTGGACCGCGCATCCGTTCTACTGCTTCGTCAGTATCAGCACCCATTACTTGCCATATACTTCCATTAACTAATGTCTTTTGCATTTCTCCTTCATCAGTACCACTTACTAGCTCAGGTGGGAACATATCATGGATTGTTATACTTCGTTCCTTACCGTCTATTGTTTCCTTAAGTACATTATCCCAGAGGTCACGACGTCCTTGGTTTAATGATGGGAATACGTGGAAGTATACACCTTTTCTCTCTAGCATTTTCTCCAAACTAAAACTACACCAACTGCGATCCTTACCAGCACGGCGATGCCATAGGGTTAGGAATCGTCGTATGCCACGATCGTACGCCGTACGAGGTTCTTTTTGGTAACTACGTAACCTCATTATTTCACGAGGAGATGTCAACGCCATATGAATCCCGATTCAAACTTCTTCTTACTTTGTACGTTAACATAAGTTATGATTGTGAAATCACATTCATCACCACACGAACATCGTGTAGTTTGGGTCACTGAATCATTAGATAATTCGATTTGTGGAGATGGAATATGCCATTTATGTCTGTCAAGCCATTGTTCCATCATCGCGGCGCGTCGATATATAGCTGACTGCAATAGAGTTGCAAATATGTCAGCCATTGGCGGGTCCTTCAGATTGTAATAAATCATGTAGTGTAGCAATTTCGACGTCGCGCAATTGTATTGCTCTAAGATATACTTCTGCTTGCTGTGCTAACATTCGTTTCCAGCAGTTGTCTAGACTTTCATTCATTTTTATAAGAACCTTACATGTACTACACGCCTCACTCATCTTCTCCATAAAGTATCTTGCGAGTAGTTTCATCTATACGGCCGCTCTTAACTTTGACTACTGTAATCTGCTCCACAGGTTCATTATCCTCAGGCTCAGGCATTGTTAAGGATAATTCACCCTGTGGAGCAGGATCACTGACGCCAGCGCGCCCACTGCCGTTATTTATCTCCTGATCTACATGAGAATCACCTCCTAGGGAGGGGGCCGTGCCACCAACTACTACTTGTACTGTACCATCTGGCAATACTTGGAAAGCTATTTGAGGTGCAGTAGGCTTTTGGTCACGTTCTTTAACTTTGATGCCACTGATCTCTAGAACTTGATCTATTGCCTTCTGCTGGACGCCATGATCTTCGACCGTAACCTTCTCAATTACAGAACCTTGGAATGTGAAGAACTTGGTTACCTTTGCATCTAGCTTCGCGTTTATCTTCTCCAGGGCTTTGTTTAATAACTCCGGAGGAATCCTAACGTCTTTCAGAATCTCCTGCCGTATGATTTCCGGATTAAAAACTGCAGTAGTACGAACGATGTTAGCCACGGGCTTCTTCACATCTACGAATTATGGAACCAATTACACCTTTTGGTCTACCGAAAGGACGTCCGGCGTGCATGAATCGTGATTCATCTTTGGTATGGAATCTCATTTCCCGTATCTTCAGTATCTCACTCTTACTCAAGAATCGTTGTTCAAAGCCACGCCGCGCTACACCAGGCCCACCACTTCTACTATATTTACCTGGAAACATCTCCTTATGTTTACTTAGAAATATATATAATGCTGCCATCGAAGGCATTGGTATCAATTGCACGGCCACGTTCAATGGTATTGGTACCGTGTCGGCAAGTTCTTCTATGCTACTTAACATCTTCATATGATTCCCATTGGTAGTCAGCGCCTAGACTTCTAGTTACTCCGTAAGTTACTGTAATCCAATACTTTTGAGAAGTCAAGTAAAATATACAAGGCGCACCCTACCTCACGCGCACCACCATATACTTACTCCGATGCCGTAAGGCAACAATGGAACCATGCTTTACGATTTTCAAAAACCTAAAAATTGGGTGTGGTACACGGCAATTTCCATGCCAACTGCCTCAAAAGCCCCCCTAGGGGTGGCTCGATTTTTGCATTAGCATTTTTCGTGCCATCTCTCACTGCCACAGTCTTACTATGTGGCACAGTATTTGCTCGCACCTGCTAGGGCATTATGCCGCTGTAAGGTAGCACTATCGCTGGTAGGCTGGGCAGTTTGCCATAGCATCCTGTAGTATAGTAGGACATTGTGTCCGACATCATCATATGTCGATACTACCTATGGTGGGCGCGCGCCGTACCGACCACATCCCCACGGTGCAACCGTGTGGCACAGAGCTCGCAATAGTCACAGTCGTGCGGTAGGCAGGCGGCTCAAGACCTGCTGGGACCAAGTGGGCGCTAGCGTTCTCCACTATAAGGAGGATGAGGAAATGGAAATACTATTGCTAGTCTGCGGAATAGTCGGGCCGTTACTAATGGTAATAGGCTTCACATTTGAAGTTTAGTATTGCATAGTGACGGCTAGCACCGGAATGGCTAAATAAATCGCGTAGTTACAGGACGCGTTTTCGGACCCGGTAGGCTTCGCGGGCTTCACTTTTGGAATCATGCACTTAGAGGCCACTCTTTTTTGAGGCATCGGCCCCGCGTGCGTGCGTCTAGGCGCGTTCGGGTAGGCGTAGTGTTGTAATAGTGTAGTTATATATAAAAAAATATATTATTTAAATAAAGATCCATAACAAGACTGTGACTGACCGACACCAACACACACACGCACGCGGGGGAGGCGCCCGGATTTTCGGTGCTGCCTAACTACGCGGGAAGAATAGCGAAGTCAGGTGAGACTACCGGGTGTAAAAGGGCGCCGTGCAAACGCGCGGATTCGCAGGGCAATGGGAGGAAGCAAGTCATAGCACAGAATTGGAGGTGTGTAGAATGCAAAAGCATGGCGGAATCTACTTCATCAGAGTATGGCGCTTACAATTCACGTTCTGCGTATGTCGAAATCGGAGGATGTAATGACAGAAGCAGCAAAAGGATTCTACGCAGGCATGTATACTAACAATGTCATACATGCCATTCGAGAATACGTCCATGATCGTAGGAATGCGGGTGGTTACTCAGATACCGACATTTGTAACTGTCTCTATAGTATGCTTCATGTTGCAATGCACATGGAGAATCTTCCAGACAAGGGGAGGTGATAAATCAAAAGCGACTGTGCTTGCGCTAGCGGTCGGTCGCTCCGCTGTGAGACCGTAAGGTCTAGGCAGAGCGAATCAGACTAGCACCAGCGAAGCGATGCGCGAGCGTCTAGGACGTCGCTGGCATTCGCTGCCCTGCAAGTTTATACTTGACTTGCAGGGCAGGGAGTGTTATATAGAGGATGTGCAACAGAGGGCGAGGGACCTAAATCGGATAGACACAGTGTTAGTCATCGAGTGCAGTTAACCTCCAAACTACAGGAGCAGGTGCAATGCCAAAGGCAAGAGTCGAACGAATCCTATCGGACGACGGTACAAACAAGGTAGTGGAAGTGGAAGTCGGTGAGCGCAAGAAGACCAAGATTGCGCAGTACACTGTGCCATCTAACGCAGGCGTATGGCAGAAGCTAGTTGCAAGTCTGACGGACACGCCAGCGAAGGAAGGCGAAGAGTCACCGCTAGCCTACGCTTACCGAATGTTCGTAACGTCAGTGGATCGTGCGGCACGCGCAGCGGTGTATGAATCACTGGCGCAGGAGAGCACAGTTATTACAGTAGGTAAGGAGAAGGTGGATATCATGACCTTCCCTGTCAAGAGACTCGTCAGAGCCTACAATGGTAACCGCGAACGTGTGATGTCTAACATCTTTGCGCTAGCGCCCAAGGCGTTTGATAAAGACGACAAGGTTATCGACCAGGCAGCCTACGACGCAGCGGAAAGGACAGCAGAGAAGTCACTTGGATTCGGCCCATGGCGCACGGCCGCGAAGAATCTGACGGAAGGTTACGAGGATGACAATGGCGCGAAGGTTGCGCCAGTGGCAAAGTTCACCGCTGACGGAATGCTCGAATTGCTAGCCGCCTAACATCGTAGAATTGTGCGAATGGCTAAAAGCATCGCAGATAACACAATGTGGATGCTCTGGACGAAAGTCCTAGTAAGAGTTTAGCCTAGCACATTATAGTTTGGCCGTTCTATTCAAAAACGGCCATTTCGCTACTGATAGTCTTAAAACGGGAAGATAGCGAAATTAAATGGTGCCTGCTACCGTTAACTATCGGCAGGGCCGTTTTTCTTGCCTTTGGCAGCCTATGGCTAGTCATTATATACATTCGCAGATTGCGATGGAGGTAACACACATGAAATGCGTTTGTGGACACTTACTAAGAATGCATCAATTCTTTGGACCGCCCGATATTTGCATGATTGCAGATTGTAAATGCCTACAATACAATCCTGAATATGAAGATGAAGACTGTGACTAGCCATGGCCGACTGCTTGCCGAGGCAGGGAGATTCTCCCATCCGAGCCCCAAATGCCCGCCAGGATAGGCTAAGACAGCCCTTGACTCGGGCAAGGAACCGTGATACAAGGGGGTAGTATGAGCGACCTAGACAGCACCAGCCAAGGCTTACATTGTTCCTGTGGCTTTACGACTACTCTTGCATCTTATATGCTACTGCATTTATCAGAGGGTAACTGCATCCCAAGCGAAGCACAAGCCGCGCTAGCCCGTGCTAGACTATGCAAGATTCATGTTGCAAGAATGGGCTTGCAAGATAGTCTAGCGAAACTAGCAGATGAAGAATATGCACTAGGTTCGATTCTAAGGTTAGTACAGAATCCGGTAACTAGGAGTAAGAAAGATAGACTATGCCGTGTGTGTGGCAAACCCACCAAAGACAGATTTGGTGAGAGTCCACAATGCCTACGACACATTAAAGCTACATCTATAGAGGATGCAATTAAGGCAACTGTAATTCTAGAACAGTTAATGTCTGAGGATGATAATGACTAACATAAAACAGAATGATGATGGCTATGCAATCATAACACGGCATGATGGTAGGAAACAACAGAAGTGGCATCGTGCGGCGCGATGTGGCTATCGTTATGATGATGTAATAGGACGTCAATGTAAGGCGCGGACACGCTATGCCATACAAATCCATAAAAGAGAAACGGTAACATTACTAAGTGGTACGTCAGTAGATTACCAGCAATGGCAATTCCGTTGCTTCGCCCACCGTTTCGGGAGGTATATAGGATTGGAGGATAAGAAATGAAAGAGTTTCTACGGAGGTTATTTGCCAGATTAACCGTGACCGTTGTGGTCCCCGATGCGGGTGCTGTGACGATCAAGGTAGGCCCGGGAACTTGCATG